TGGAAAATAAAAAGCGAGGAATTTATGACATGAAAGAAAGAGAAGTAGAAAAAATGCTGGTGGACGGAATCCGAAAACTGGGCGGCAGAGCGTTCAAGTGGGTAAGCCCCGGTAATGACGGTGTGCCGGATCGGATTGTAGTTCTTCCCGGGTTGCCTGCAATTTTTGTAGAGCTGAAAACAATAACAGGGAGACTGACGTCCCTACAAAGGGTGCAGCTGAAAAGATTAAAAGACTTAGGTCAGACAGTGATGGTACTTTACGGGGAAAAAGAAGTGACAGAATTTTTGAAGGAATGTGAGGAGGTGATGCTACATGATGTTCAAACCGCACGGTTATCAGCAATACTGCATAAACAAAATCATTGAGATTAAAAAAATCGGGCTTTTTTTGGACATGGGTTAATGGTTTGGGAAAGACAGTCACGACCCTGACTGCGATCCGTGAATTGAAGTATAACCGGTTCCAAGTGAAAAAGGTGCTGGTGATCGCACCGAAAAAAGTAGCGGAGGGTACATGGACGAAAGAGAAAGATAAATGGGATCACACAAAGATCTTGAGGGTTTCCCCGGTTTTGGGAAGCCAGACAAAACGAATCCGGGCATTAAACACGCCGGCAGATATTTATATTATCAACCGGGAGAATGTATGCTGGCTGGTGGATTACTACCGGAACAGCTGGCCGTTTGATATGGTGGTCATCGATGAGTCCAGCAGCTTTAAGAGTCACAAGGCGAAGAGGTTCAAATCCCTGGCAAGTGTTGGGACGCATATCGACAGGATTGTGGAGCTTACAGGTACACCTTCCCCAAATGGACTTGAGGACTTATGGGCACAGGTATTCCTTCTGGATGGAGGCGAACGTCTGGGACGGAGATACACACAGTTCCGGGAACGGTATTTTGATCCCGGGGACAGGGACAGGGGCAGGGGTGTGATATATAACTACAAGGCAAAGCCGGGAACGGAAGAAAGCATCTTGCAAAAAATTTCGGATATCTGCATCTCCATGAAAGCGGAGGATTACTTACAGCTTCCGGAAGTCACTTATCACGAAATCCCGGTAATGCTGGATGATAAATCAAGAAAAGCCTATGCCGACTTGGAACGGAAGATGGTACTGGAGCTTCCGGAAGATGAGGAGGAGATTAGCGTGACTAGTGCAGCGGCGTTAAGCAATAAGCTGCTACAACTTGGAAACGGGGCGATTTATGACGAAGATCGGAATATCCACGAGGTGCATAACTGCAAGATCGAGGCATTTATGGAGTTGATTGAATCCCTGCAAGGAAAGCCGGCACTGGTGTTTTACAATTTCCAGCATGACCGGATCCGGCTGTTGGAGGCGCTCAAGAAAACAAAGTTGCGTGTCCGGGAGTTGAAAAACACACGGGATGAGGATAATTGGAATGCCGGACAGATCGACATCCTTCTGACCCATCCGGCAAGCAGCGCTTACGGACTGAACCTGCAGCAAGGTGGAAATCATGTCATTTGGTTCGGATTGACATGGAATTATGAGCTGTACACTCAAGCAAACAAGAGATTGCACCGACAGGGGCAGACAGAACGAGTGATCATCCACCACCTTGTGTGTGCGGATACCCGGGATGAGGATGTGATGAAGGCGTTGGAAAAGAAAGATGATGTGCAGGCATGGGTGATGCAGAGCTTAAAGGCAAGGATCAAAGCAATTAGGGAGAAGCAGGTATGACGAATGCACAGAAAAAAAAGAGGATTGAAAGCCACTGGGATCATCCGGTGATCTGTCCGGGATGTGGAAAAGAAATCAAACCGGATGATGATATGGGGAATGTGGAATATGTGAGGACAAAGAGAAAAACAGATATTTTCTTTCATACAGAGTGTATGGAGAAAGTATGGAAATAGAAGACATATGAGGTGAATCGATGAAAGATGAAATAAAAAGCATAGTAACAATCATTGAAGAAGTTTGTGAGGACATTTGCAAAAACTACTGTGAGTACAGAAATACGATAGACGACTACACAAATATTCTAAAGGTTGGCAAGATGGAAGTATTTATGACGAGTATAACCCTGGAGTCTTAGATTTGATATTGCTTTTGAATACAATGAAGGTACCCGTGTTTATTTTATCAACAAGAGAACCAAAACAGATTAAAGAATGGTGGGATAAGCAAGGGTTTAGTATGAAAGCAGAAATTATTAATTCTGACGAAACATTTTTCAAAGAACTTAGTTTTGTTGGCATAACGAGAACAAAGTTGCCGGCACAGATTTATGTGGATGATAGGGCGTATCGATACACAGGACAAACAGTAAAAGAGTTCCTACTTGATTTTACGGAGGTGGAGTGATGAAAATTCCGAAGAAAGTTCAAAGACTTATTGACCGGCGCGAGAAACTTGCAAAGAATTTGATTGACGTATGTAATGAATTAGACACATGGCTTGAAAAGAATGGCGCAGATTTTAATGATTCTGATTTAGTGGACAGCACGGTGACAGGATGCAGGATTTATTGTGAGCCGGAAAATGCAAAAAGTGATGTTGAAGATTATATAAAAAATAGAATGTGAATTATACTTAGGAGATGAACTATATGGAAATATTAGAGAAGATTTTGGAAGAGGTAACGCAATATACAAAAGATGTATACGAATGCGATCTTGACGATATCGTTGAGTATCAAAGAAGAAACAAAGAGGATAAATGTACATATATTGTACAAGGAATTGAAGAAGCAACAGAGTTTATCCGTTCACACATGGATGAAACTATTTCTGAAATGGAAAAAGTTGAAAAAGAGAAAGTAACAAGCGCAGAGATAATAACCAGACAAATTGATGGAAAACCATATTATCATATTAAGTTTAAAAAAGTCGGTGAAGATGAATACACCATAGGGTATAGTTCTTTCAAATTGGATTATGTTGTTAAATGGCTTAATGATTACTTTGAGTTTTACGGAGAAGCAAAGGTATCTTGTGATGATAACGGTTGGATTCCGGTACAAGGGCGGTTACCGGAAGATAATCATAAAGGAATCTATGATATGCAACTGGTTACTCTTGAAGATGGAGAAGTATGTATGGGAGTGTATAATAATCGCGAAAAAGAATGGTGGACTAGAAAACAAGAGGGAGAAAGATGGTATACAAATAAGCATAATGTTATTGCATGGCAACCTCTTCCAGAACCATACAAGGAGGAAAAGAAATGCTGAGATACGGCGAGTGTGATATGCAACGAGAGAGTGGCGAATGTCCGTTAGATCGGTTGAATTAAGTTGATTTTAATGGAGAGGTAAAAATGGAAAGCGATGCGGGAAAAGACGGATCACGGAAACGAATGTACAAAAAGTGTTACGACGTAGAGAAACTGAAAAAATATGTGGACGAAGGAAAGTCGAACGTAGAAATAGCATATTTGTTAGACATATCAGTGGCAACGGTGGTAGCAGGCATAAAAGCATATGGATTAAAAGGGATGCGGAAACGTGGTAGACCGAAAAAGGAGATGATACCTTGATCAACACAAATGAACCAAGTGCTGCCGCGTTGATCCGAGCGCAGGGGCAGCAGATCCGGCGGGAGACAGCGTGGGAATATTTACAGAGACGATGTGGATTAAGGGGTGATGCGGATGGACAAGAAAAAACTCAGCCAGTTACGGCCACTGAAGAAAGAGCTGGAGCTGATCGACAAAAAACTGGACAGGCTGTATGACCGGCAAGAAAACGTACCGGTAGTGTTAGGAAAAGTGGTTGGGTCAAGCAAGGATTTCCCGTATACGGAAGTTAGAATGACGGTTCAGATGGATGAGCCGAAAGAGGCGGATGAGATTAGCAAGCAGATGCGGATCCGGAAGCAACGCAGAGAGCAGGTAGAGAGCCTGATTACAGAGATTGAGCAGTTCATTGCAGAGATTCCGGACAGCAGAGACCGGCAGATATTCGAGTTGATTTACATAGATGGGAAAAAGCAGAGGGAGGTTGCGGGTATAGCGGGATATAGTCGTTCGAGAATATCCCAGATAATCAATGGGTATTTGAAAGATTAACACAATTAACAAAAATAATATGCTATAATTATTCTAGAGCCAAAAGGTAAAGCGCCTGCGGCTCTTCCCCCTACTCTTGCGTAAACCAAGTAAAGACGTCCTGCATTTGCGGGGGCGTTTTTCTGTTGCGTTTATGAAAATTTAACAAAATTGTGAATTTTCGTCGGGCTAGTTGATTTTTATCGAAAACCCGATATAATAAAAGTAAAAGGAAGCTATTTTACCTTGGAGGGAAAAGTAGGCGTTCTTTTTTGCACCATTTAGGCGGAATTTCGCTCTAAATAAGGCAAAGGAGGGAGAAATTATGGCAACATCCACATTCGGCAAACAGTTCGCTGTGAAACCGGAGAAAGCACATGATTTTGTGAAAGAAATGACTAAGAAAGTGGCTCCCACACTGAGTAGTGATTTCAAAACTCACTTAAAACATGAAAAAGATTTGAAAGAAAATCTTCGGAGAGCACTTAAGTAAATGATTGAATATTTAGTTGTACCAATGGGAGAAATAGTAAACAAAGGGTACGATGCAGAAAAAATCGAAAGTGCATTTAAAAAGTTCTCTTGTCATCGTGAGATTGATTTAGAGGACTTTTTAGTGCATAAAACTATACCTTATGAAAATACTAATTATGGGAAAACATACCTTCTAGTTGATCAAAAACAACTGGAAGACGGAAAGTTCAGGGTATTGGCATATTTTACGATAGCTCAGAAGTCGTTAGACATTTCAATCCTATCGAACAAGCGGAAGAGGAAAGTTCTCGGTAATTATCCTGGAAGAGATAAGTTGGAATCAGTTCCGGCATATTTAATTGGCCAGCTTGGAAGATGCGATACTTGTTCTAATGAAGAATTGAGTGGTCAGCAGATATTAAATGAGTGTTATCATGCTATAAGCCTGGCTGCAAAGGTAGTCGGTGGGAATCTAATCGTTCTTGAATGCAGGGAGCATATGTATGATAAGTTTTATGAGGGTCAGGGGTTTAAGAAGCTGTATGATGAGCTGAATGATGAAAGCCTATATACCCTTTATAAGAAAATTGATTTTACTGATTATTGGAATACATAGAAATTAAGGCACCCTCCGGGGTGCTTTTCTAATGCAAAATTTTAAGTAGAGGAAGGTGGTGAGCCTGGATGACAAAAAAGCAGAAAAGATTTGTAGAAGAATATTTGATTGACCTGAATGCCACTCAGGCAGCCATTCGGGCGGGGTATTCTCCGGCCACGGCAAAAGAGATCGGATGTGAAAACTTAACAAAACCTAACATTTCAGAAGCAATCGCGAAAGCAATGGCGGAACGTTCGCGAAGGACAGGGGTTAATCAAGATCGCGTACTTCAGGAGTTGGCCAAAATTGCATTTGCAAAGATTACGGACGCAGTGGATCCGAAAACAGCAACCGTGAGGGAATATGCATCCGAAGATGATTTAGCTTGTATTCAGTCGATTAAAATAAAACCGAATGAGTTTGGAACAGAAAGAGAAATCAAAATGTATGACAAAAGGTCTGCGTTAGTGGATCTCGGAAAACATCTTGGATTATTTAATTCCGATAAGGAGCAGGAAAAGCCGATTCAGATCACTTTTGTGAAAGCGAGTGAGAAGCAAGATGGCGGATAATATCGATTTTGCATTAAATGATCACTTCTATGATTTTGTGGATGACTGGAACTATAAACTTTATTTACTAGTCGGTGGATATGGCAGCTCCAAGAGTTATCATGTAGCCGTAAAACTGATTAAAAAATTGCTTGAAGAGAAACGAAAAGCTTTGGTTGTCCGAGAGGTTTTTGATACAATCAGAGACTCTTGTTATGACCTTTTGCAAGAAGTTGCTGAAGCTATGGGCGTTGATGGCTATTTGACGTTTACATCATCGCCGATGCAGGTCAAGTTTCGCAATGGCAGCAGGATTATTTTTAAAGGGATGGATAAACCGGCAAAATTAAAATCCCTGAATGGTGTATCCATCGTATGGATTGAGGAGTGTTCAGAAGTGAAATACGCAGGATTTAAGGAGATACTCGGACGTTTGAGACATCCGACTCTAAGCAATCATATCATTCTATCAACAAACCCGGTCAGTAAAGGAAACTGGTGTTATAAATATTTCTTTCAGGACAAAAAGAAGAAAGTATTTGTTTTGGATGATGAGAAACTATATAAAGAGCGAACCGTAGTTGTCGGGAACACGTACTACCATCATAGTACTGTTGACGACAATTTTTTTGTGCCTAAAGAGTATGTGGAGCAGTTGGATGACTTGCAGACACATGACCCGGATCTGTACCGTGTGGCAAGGAAAGGGCGTTTTGGAGTAAATGGAACGCTCGTGTTCCCACAATTCGTTGTAGAGTCTGCAAATCAGGTTGAAAAAGAAATCAAAGCAATTAGAACCCCGCTTGAAAAGAATGGTATGGACTTCGGTTTTGTTACTTCATACAATGCCGCGCTTCGGATGGTCGTTGATCACGACGAAAAGATTTTATATATTTACCGGGAGTACTACAGCCGGAATAAAACAGATCCGGAGATAGCGGAAGATATGAAAGACTGGAAGGATATTGTAATTAAAGCAGATTGCGCTGAACCAAAGGCAATAAGGTATTACAAGCAGTCAGGCTTCCGAATGAAAGCGTGTAAGAAGTTCAAGGGCAGCAGGGCGATGTATACGAAGAAAGTAAAGCGATTTAAAAAGATTGTATGCTCCGATGCCTGTCCGAATACGATCGATGAGCTTCAGGACTTGACCTTTGCGGTAGATAAAGATGACGAGATCATCGAAGATGAATTTAATATCGATCCGCATACATTATCGGCAATATGGTACGCTCTGGACGATTACGAGGTTTCGGACTTAAAAGGCGGCGGATTAAGAACACTTGGAACGAGGTGACAAGGTGAAAATAAAAGAATTATGGAACAAAATCAGAAAGGGCGTGAAAGCGGGAATGGCAGCGGCAACAGAGAGCAACGTACTTACGGACAACAGAGTTGTAAGTATGATAGAAAAATTTAAAGCTTCGGGAAAATATGAGTTGATGCAAGAGGGGGAACGGTACTATCAGGCGGATAACGATATTAAGAACCGGAAAATTACAAGGAAAGTAGACGGGCATAAAGAGGAAGAGACATGGAGAGCGAACAATAAACTTGCCCATGCGAAGTATAAAATTCAGGTAGATGAGAAAATTGCATACTTGCTTACAAAGCCGGTTACATATAAAACAGACGGAACAGATAAAAACGACACTTATGTCGAAAAGGTCAAAGATGTGCTTGGGAAACACTTTCAGTATCAACTTACACAACTCGGATATGAGGCGTCAAACAAAGGGATTGGATGGCTGCATGTATATCTTGATCCGGAAGGAGAGTTGAAAACAATCGTGATCCCGGCGGAGCAGTGCATTCCGTACTGGTCGGACAGAAGCCATACAGAACTGGATGCCATGATCCGGGTATACAATACGACGGTATGGCAGTATAACCAAGAGAAAGAGATTACGAATGTAGAAATTTGGACAAAGGACGGCGTAAAATATTACCGTTTAGAAGGACAAATGCTCGTCTACGATAACGATAAAAGTATGGATGCAGGCGGACCCGTAGCGCATTATAAAAGCGTAGAGGAGTGGAAAACGTGGGGGAAAGTGCCATTCATTCCGTTTAAAAACAATCAGATCGAAATGCCGGACATCAAATTTGTAAAGAGCTTAATTGATGGCTATGATTTAGGGCGCAGTGAAGCGGCGAACTATATGGATGAGGTCAAAAACCTGATATTTGTCTTAAAGGGGTATGGAGGTCAAAATCTATCAGCTTTTATAAAACAGCTCAATGAAGACAGAGCAATTTTGATCGACGACGCAGAAGATGGAGGCGTCGATACGCTTACGCCACAAATGGATATTACTGCATTGCGGGAGCACTACGAGCAGTTAAACCGCGATATTGTAGAGAGCGGGCAATCGGTAAATAAAGACTTGGACAAATTCGGATCAGCGCCGTCCGGTGTGGCTTTGAAATTCATGTACAGTAGTCTTGACCTTAAATGCAACCTTATGGAAACGGAGTTCAGCAGAGGGTTTGAGCTGCTATTGTATTTTGTGGATCTGTATTTGCAGATTTCCGGACATGGATATTACGAAAAGATTGATGTAGAGCTGGTCTTTAACAGAGATATGGCGATAAACGAGGCGGAGCAGATCCAAAATTGTAGTAATTCGCAGGGGATTATATCGGATGAGACACTGATCGCGCACCATCCTTTTGTGTCTGATGTGGAAGAAGAACTGGAAGCGTTGAAAAGGCAAAAGGAAGAATATAGTCCGTCGTGGGATCAAGCGCCGATTGTAAAGGACGGAGGAAATGGAGAAGAATAGCGAATACTGGGAAAAGAGACTTGCGTCGGAAACGTGGAAAACTTACAACTCACTGGAAGAAAAGAACCGGGAACTGTTGGAGTTTTATATCGATGCGAGTGAAAGTGTAAAAGATGAGCTCTATCGGCTGGCCGAGAAGTACAGCAAGGATGGGGTTCTTTCTCTTTCTGACATGCACAAACAGAACCGTCTCACGGAGTTGAACGGAAAGTTTGAAAAGATCATAGAGGATCTTGGACATTCAACGGAAGCATTTGCAAAGAAAAACATGCAGGACGGATTTCGAAAAGTGTACGCAGATACGGCGGAAAGCATGGGAGATATTGATTTTTCAATGCCAAATAAAAAGCTGATGGAAAAGTTGATGGAAACACCGTGGCGAGGGGATAACTTTTCGGGAAGACTCTGGAAGAATCAAAAGAAATTGGCAGTCAGTCTGAATGATATCCTGCTCACGGGATTACAGCAAGGAAAAACAGCGGTTGAAATCGCGATCATGCTCCATAACCGTATGGGGCAGGGATTTAACGAATGTCACAGGCTTGTCCGAACGGAAACAATGCATTATTTGAATGATGCGACCTTGCAGCGTTATAAAGACGCAGATGTTAAGTATGTGCAGATTTTAGCAGCAAGAGATGAAAGAACCTGCGATATTTGTGGAGGATATCACGAAAAGGTTTATCCGATCGAGGAGTGTATTCATGTTCCGCTTCACGCAAACTGTAGATGTACGATCATTCCGGTTACGGATGAGAAGTTGATTGTGGAATATGAAAGAAAGCTTGGGAAAAAGATACCTAAGGGTGATATTGCAGATAAGACATGGAAAAAGCGGATTGGAAATATAATGAAAATCTCTATTCCGTATGATGTGTATAAGACTTCGAGAATGAATAAAGCGACAAAAAGAAAGATTGAGAGTGCGATCAGGAGATTAGAAAAAGAGTACACTGTATATTTAGATGGCATTGAAGGCGGGAAAATGAAGAAAGGCGACATTTTTGGAAGCGGCGGTTTCGTTGATGATGATGGCGTATTGCGGTTTGAGTTGCTATTTAATTATAATGTGGATTATCAGAAGGTTGAACGCCGTATGGAATACTTGTATAATATAGGTGAAATGGCAGGAAGTACATTCGAAGACTATATCGCACATGAAATTGCGCACATTTTGCCATTTCAGAATTGTATAACAGAAGAAGATTATAGAAATATGAGAGAAGAACTCCGCAAGACGTTTGTCGCAGGTATTTCAGGGTATTCTGATCGGACATGTGATGGCGCGGAAAGTCTGGCGGAAGCTTTTGTAAGATATAGAAATGGAGAGAGGATTCCGAATGAAGCAAAAGAACTCATCAAAAAATACATATATCCTTGGAGGAAGTAGTTTTGCGCTTCCCAAATGCATGTTATGTGATAATTTTATAGAAGATCACGATAAACATACTATGCGATGCAAAGCATTTCCTAGAGGTATTCCGTCCACGGTAATATGGGAGCCATACGAAAAGGAATGTAATAACGGAATAAAATTTGAAGAAAATGAGTAGATACCACCGGTCGAATACGATTGGTGGTATTTTTATATCCAGAAAGCAGGAAAGGAGGAAGTGCTATGAAAGCAGTATGTGTTAAAAGTTATTATGACAAGCAGCTGAAGAGGAAAGTCACAGTTGGAGATGAACTGGAGCTGACAGATGAACGGTTCAAAGAGTTGTCTACGCCAAGTAACGACGCAAAAATGGCGTTGGTAAAAGCGAAGCCTGCGAAAAAGGCGGTTGTAAAGAAAGGATAAGGTGATCCTGAATATCTCCCAGCTCTGGGCTACAGAGCACACGAAGCATCCGTAAGGGTGCTATTTTTCTACCCTTTTTTATAGGTTGCAGGGTATAAAGAACAACGGTACATCCCAGTACCGGGAGAGCCGGTATAAAAATCTATGGAGGTAAAGAAAAATGGAGTGGTTACAGAAAATTTTATCAAATGCGGTTTATGCAGCAGACGGGAAGCTGGATGTAAAGGCTACCATGAAAAAGGTGAATGAGGAAGCGCCAAAGCATATCATTCCGAAAGAGCAGTATAACGGAAAGGTAAAGGAGCTTGAGACTGCAAATGAGACAATCGGGGATCTGAAAAAGAACAATGCCGGTAACGAGGAGCTTCAGAAGACGATCAAAACGCACGAAGGGACAATCAAGCAGTTGAAAGCTGACCATGAGAAAGAGATTAAAGGCATGAAGATCGATGCGGCAATCAATAAGGCGCTTGCGGATAACAATGCGAAACACGCGGAATTGCTGGCAGGGAAAATTGACCGTGAAAAACTGATCGTTTCGGATGATGGAACAGTTTCAGGACTGGACGAGCAGATGAAAGGCTTGAAGGAAAGCTATAAGGATCTGTTTAATCCTGTTTTGTCGGGAAGAAATCCGGCAAACCCTGACGGAGGTAGTTCAGGGACAACGGCATTTGATACACTTGTGCAAAACGCCGACAACATGACAGCCGAAGAAGTGGCGGCACAGTTTGCGGCGATGGCAAAAGAATAAGAAAGTCTAACTATTAAAAGTCAAGGTTAAA